CGAATGATGGCGTTGACGACCGTGTGGAAAGTGTTTTCGATGCCTTCCTTGATGCCTGACCAGATACTGCCGCCGGTCGAAAACACGTCTTTGACCTTCTGCCATGCATCGCGGAATTTGCTCTGAAACCACTCCGGAACAGACTTGAAGGCGCTTTTGATTCCATCCCACGCAGCCACAGCGCCGGAGGCGACCTTTTCCCACAGCCCCCTGAACCAGTCCTTTACGGCCGTCCATTTTTCGATGACCCAGTCCACTACCGCCGCGACACCTGCTTCCACATTGGCGAGATGCTGCTCAAAAGCTGCATCGATACTGCTGATCGTTTTACTGATCCATTCCTTTATGGACGTCCATTTTGCGACGATCCACACGACCGCTGCAGCTATGGCGGCAATCAGCAGCGGTATCCACGCCCCTGTGATGATAGCAATAGCACCGCCAATAGTTAGCAGCGCCACGGTAATAGCCGTAAGATTCTTATTGTTGAAGCCGTTTTTAATCGCGTCACGAATTGCCACGCCAAGAAGGACAAGCCCCGCGACGATTGCCGTGATTGCTCCGCCAAGCACACCAAATGCCAGCCCAAGCCCAGTGACAGCCGCAGCAGCGCCGATGATGTACCCTGTCAAATTGTCGAAATTTATGCCGTTTTTAAGCATATCGACAACGTTGATGGCCATCAGAACAGCCCCCGCGACAGCAAGCGCCAGCTGCTTTGCCTTCGACAAATTCCCCAGGAACTTCTTTCCGATTTTCCATGCAGCGAATCCAGCGGCCACCGCCGCCACATACGGCGATAGCTCGCGGACAACGGCTGCGATCTTGCCGATTTTTCCAGTGTCGACCTGATCGGACAAATCAAATTTCGGTGCCGCACCAGACGAACCGCCTCCACCTCCGCCGCCGGAACTATCGTTCGATTCCCAGCGGTTCATTTCATCCAGCCCGGAAAGCTGTTTTTTTGCCTTCTCGGCCGCATCCCCTGCGGCCTCGGTTGCGGAAGCCTGATTATACAGTGCCTTTGCAGATGCATCCGCTTGTGACGCCGTTTTGCCAAACAACGAATTGATAAACACGGATACAACGGCAGTCAATTTGGCAAGCCACGCCAGAAGCGCTCGAATTGCCGGCAAAATATAGTTGTAGATCGGTGCAAAAGCGGAAATCAGATTACCCTTGATCTGCGCCAAAGATGTTGACATTTGCTTGTCTGCACCGATTGTGCTAAGCAGCATTTTGCGCATCGCACGCAGTGCTTTGGTAATCATGGTGAAAATGAAGACGCGCTTTGCCAAGCCAGCAATTCGTTTGGTGAATTTCTTAAATTGTTCTGACACATTCTGCGTCGTCAAAGCAGCAAGACGCTGCTTTCCCACATATTCGCTTACGGCAGCACTGGCTTTTTCATGCGCGATCTGGCTGCCTTCCAGATTAAGCTGCGCCGTTTTCAGCTGCTGCGTCGTTTTCTGGATCGCTTCACCGGTTTCCTGCGATACCGTCCCGGTGCTTCTGGTTTTCTTTTCGCTTTCTTCTACGGCCCGCAGCTCCGCGAGCTGCTTTTTCAATTCGTCGACCTTCTGTGCGGCCTTGTCCACATTGTTCGCAGCCTTTTTCGCGTTGTTTTCGAGCTTCGCAAGCCCCGCGTCAAACTTGCCGCTATCAATCGCTGCTTCGTATACCAGATCACCGACAACATCAGCCATCGCGCACACCCCCTGTCATCAGCTGCCGGATGAATTCATCTTCGTTGTCGGTCAGATGCGCCGACTTGAAATCGATCAATTCCCGGTTTTCGTCGTAGTATTCGCGTTCCCACTTTTCCAGCTTCTTGTGCTTGCGCAGCTTCCGTCGGATGTCCAGGATCGTGGAAAACGTGCAGTCACCGATCTCCATGTAATAGCCGATGAACGTCCACCAGTGCATGTACGGAAGTGCGCGCACGTCCCGCCCGGCCACGCGGTTGATCGGCGCAATGATCATCGGGAAATCCTGTTCCCAGTCCATCTGCTTCGGCTGCTGCCGCTGGTCGCCGCGATCCACACCACCATCCAAAAACCACAGCATGAATTTCACCGCGGCGGCCATGTCCGTGATCTGATCCCAGTCCGGATAAAAGATCTTGACCGCCACTTCGGCGCGATCCTGATCTGTCAGCTCTGGGTCATTCAACGCGGCGCAGATGTCCAGAATTTCGCGAAAGTCGCTTCGGATACGAAAACACCGGCCGCCGATACATGCTGTCTTCGGCAGACCGGTGTTCATGATCTGCGCTTCTTCCTGCGCTGACCGCCGCTGTATTTATCCAGGTATTTTGCCTGGCGTTTCTGCGCAGCAGCGGTCGCAGCGTCCATCTCGCGCCGGATCTGGCGCGAAACCGCTTCCAGGAACGAAATGATTTGCAGAGAACCGGACGGCGTGAGCGAAACGCAGTAGGCTTTGCCGAACACTGTATCGCAGACGGGCGAAGGGAACGCCGCGTCCACCTGTTCGCGTGCGTAGGCGTCCAGCTCGCGGATCGTCGTGCGGGCGTCCGTATCGCTTTCCTGCGTGCCCATTTCGTCGGCTTTGGCCTTAATCGCCATCGCTGCCGCTTCCAGCCGGTCGATGATACCGATGTCGTTCGGGTCAAAATAGATCTTCCGGTTTGCGTCGCCATTGATTGTGAACGCTTTCAGGCCGGTTTCAAAAGAAATGTTATTGCTCACGCCGTCACCCCCCCCTTATGCCGTCGCCTTCGTGAACGTGGCCACGCCGTCCGCAATGGCCGCCGTGCCGACCGTGCGCGTGCCGCCGTAGGTCACGTCAAACGGCATGTCCACCGTCTTGTCGCCGCCCAGCGACTTCACTTCAATCGCACAGCCGCTATAGCGTTCGGCGAACATCGCCGTGTCCTTCGTGCCGGCATAGCAGTGCACGATCATCATGTCCTGCTCGGCCAGCGCCGCAACGTCCTGATCCTTGATCGCCATCTGCCACAGCTTCGTCAGCGCGGTTTCGCCGGCGTCCAGATTGCACGGGTCAAAGGTCTGCGTGATGGTCGGCGCGGACATGGTGGTAAACGTATTACCGAGAATGTCCTGCGTGGTTTCTTTGTTCCAGTCATATTCCTGACTGCTGTCTTCCACACGCTTGCCGACGATCGACCAAACCGGCGCGGAAGACGTGCCGGTATTCAGGAAGGCCATCAGCAGTTTGCGGGCAATCGTCTGGCCCGCGGTTGTGTTAAAAGTCGTACTTTCAGGCATAATGCATCACCTTTCAAAATTATTGTCGTACCGCATCGACAGGGACACAGCCCAGTCTTCCACACCGTCGGCATAGCGTCCAGCCAGATAGGCCGCCGACAACTGCACAAACGCGGTGAGCGTCCGGCCATCGCCGAGGTCTGGCCACGCGG